CTGGCGCGACTCCAGGAATTGCGCTTCTTCCGGCGGAATCCCCAGCGTGGCAATGTCCATGCCTTCCTCAAGCACCGCCGCCCGATGCGCATTGGTTACGCCGCCGTACAGATCGTTCCAACTCTGGCGGATGCGTCCCGCCGCGTCCGCCGACAATTTGCCCGGATGCTTCAGCACCACGCCCGGCCGTGCGCCGTTGGCGAAAAAGCGCCAGCCGAACTCCGCCGCCGCCCGTTCGCCCGATAGCGTCTGCATCTGCAAGCGAATCGGCGAGTAGCCGATCAGACCGTCATAGGACAGCCCTGGAATGTGCAGTACCTGCCACGCCGGGAGCGTCACCAGCCGCACCCCGTCCGGTCGGTACTCATAGCGCAGCACGCCGTTTTCCCGCTTCACCGTCATGCGGTCGGGCAGCAGCGGCCACAGCGCCGCCGGATACCCATCCGCCCCCCACTCGATCTCGCAATAGGCATTCCCCCACGTGAGCAGATGCCCCATCATTGTTTCTTGCAGCGTCCCGGCGGTCATCTCCGGGTTGGGTTCATCGTGGAGCAGCGCGTACAGCGGATGCTGAGACGCCGGCGCTTTGCCGCGTGGCAGCCGCCGATAGAGCTTCATCGCAAGCTGCCCCACATCGCCCGCCAGCACCGTCACGCACGCCAGCACCGTCGCCGACTCCAGCGCGTTGCCCGGCCCCACCGCAGGCCCCGCCACCGCACGCCCGCCGAACGCCTCCACCAACGTCGCATCCCACGCCCGCGGCTCACTGGCGCCGCCGAACACCGTGCGCACAAACTCTCTAATCATCCTGTGCGCCCCTATCGTCGGTCATCGCCAGCATCACCCCGAACACCACCAGCACCGCGCCCGCATAGCCCAGCAGCGGCCCCGGCCCCAGCCACAGCCACACGCCGTAGCCTGCCAGCCCCAGCCCCGTCAAGGCGATCAACTCCCCTGCCGTCTCGCGTCCCATGCCCCCACCCTACCACCCCGCGAGGAACGCCCCGTTCACCGGCAACAAAAAAGCGCCCGGAGCATCGCTCCGCGCGCCTATCCCATTCCGGGAACTACCCTATTCACTTATCCCATTCCGGGAAAATAATCGCCCGCCGATTTGAGCATCGCTTGCGCGAGAGGCTTGGCGGGCGGGTTGGTTGGGAGCATTACGTCGGTACATTTGCCGTACCGATGGCGATGCCTATACCGGATTCCCTCTAACGCTCAGGCGGCGCTCCCGTTCTGGCATGTTGAGGAAGCGGGACTCGCACCCGCTGCGCACCTACCCAGACGATCTTCTTGGAAGCAGATCGCCATGCGCTCCCCAATGTTAAGCGGCCTGACTTCCTGCCTACTGGCACGCTGGCATGGAGCCAAACGTGCAGACCGCTGACGACTACTCTAGCACAGGTGTGCTGTCTGCGTCAATCGTTTTGCCGTGTCTGCCTTGCCGCGTCGAGCCATGCCTCGCGACGCCTGCCTTGCCTAGCCATGCCAGGCCGAACCGCACCGTGCCTGGCCGTGCCTTGCCTTACCAAGCCTGCCTTGCCACGCCGTGCGCAGCCCAGCCATGCCGCGCCTAACGCAGCGATGCCTTGCCTGCCTTGCCTTGCCTTGCCAGGCCGAACCGAACCTTGCCTCGTCCCACCTTGCCTTGCCTGCCTCGCCAAACCAAGCCTCGCCCTACCGCGCCGTGCCATGCCTTGCCTGCGTCGCTACGCCTGGAATAACTCCACACTTGCCACATCAAACAGCCCATAGCCCAGCCCGGCGGATTCCCGGCTGTCGGGTCTGCCCTCGCCAATCCCAACCTGCAACCCCACGCGGGCGATCAAATTGGTAATATCGCTCAGGCTGAATTGCGCCGCGTCCCACTGCATCACCGGCTCCATCTCCCACCCTGGCTTCCACAGCGGACGCGCCCGAATGTCGATCACGCCCGTCGCATTGCGCACCCGCATATACGATGGCTGCGCATCGCCCTTCGTCACCCGCACCAGCGGGATCGAATCCTCGGCGTCGAATCCATCCGCCTGCACAAAAATCGACAGTTTGGCGACGGTCATCCTGAATCCGACCAACCGGCACGCCGAGATCGATGCGTTGCGGAATGCCGACGCATTGATCCCATACCACCCCTCGACAGCGCGGTAGGCGCTCGCCTGCCACTCTGCGTCCCAATCCTTCTCCTTGCGTTCGCGCTTGCTCTTGCTGCGCGACCCCTCCGCCTGACTCGCCATGATCTCCGCTTTCTTGCTGAAGCGCGCCGTCATTAACGGCGCCGTCCCCACCAGCTTGAAGCGCGCCCGCGCAATCATTGGCGGCGTAATCACTAACTGTTGCGTAGTCTGTTGCGTCGTAGCCATGTTGTCTCCTAAAGCAAATCACACAACTCAATCAACTGTTCGGCAATGTCCTGGCAGCCAGGCAGCGTCACGATCCGCTGCGCCAGCTTGCGAATATCCCCAATCGACTGTTGCCGCGCCCGCATCGAAATCACCTCGACCGATTCAGGCGCCGCCGTCGTCACCGAAAACACATAACTGTTTGGCGCGCCATTTTCCCGATCCACCGTCCGGGCTGGCACCATCGCCCGGATAGGCGGCATTGGCTCCTCCCGTACCACATCAATCGGAATCACCCGCAGTGCGCCCAATGCCTGATGCACATGCTGAAGCCGCCACTTGTGCGCCGCCGCCAAATCATCCCACTCAATCTCATCATGCAGCGGCGCGCCCTCCGGTCGCTGCGCCTCCAGCACATCATCGACCGCCACCGTGCCATCCTCCGCACGCAGCGCCGCCAACTGCTCCGCAAACAGATTTGCATCTGCCCGCGTCGGAAACCCAGCACGCCACGCAAACCCGCCATGAACCATAAAAAAAATCCTCCTGTCCGACATGGCCGGAGCAGGAGGATCGTGATACAATCCCGCTTGCACCGGCCCAAACGGTGCGCTTGAAGTCGCCGGGCGCAACCCTGGCGACTTCTCAATTATAGCACAAACTTTCTTCTACTCAATTGTTTCGCTTCCCGTCTCTCCCGTCTCCGCAACCTCCGCTTCCACCACGACCGGCGCACATGCTGCCAGTTCCGCCGATGCCGCCACCGGCTGATCGCATCGTACTCCATCCCCGACCGCGCTGGCGCCCGCTGCCCCATCATCGCCGCCCCTCCTCTCACACGTCGGCACCCACCACGACCCATCTAACACGAATGCCCGCCGCCCATGCCGCCGCCACTTAGCCATCGGCCAGCACCCCCTCCAGCCGCAAGCGGTTGCGCAGCGCCGCCATATCCGACCCGGCCACCGTCACCTCCTCGCCCCGGCTCAACCGCGCCAGCGCGTCATCCACCGCGGCGCAATACGTCCGCAGCATCGACGTGTTGCGCGTCACCAACTCCCCCGCCATCACCTGGCACCGGTACGCCGAACACACCCCACCTGCAATTGCCATAGATCGCCCCTTTCAATCCGCCGCCAACGCCAACAGCGGCAACTCCTGCGTTTTCGTCGTTTGCAGAATCCGCCGCTGAGCAATCTCAAAATAAGCTCGGTCAATCTCGACCCCGATAAAATCACGCCCTTCCAGCCTGCACGCAACGCCCGTCGTGCCGCTGCCCATAAAGGGATCGAGGATAGTTCCGCCAACTGGACACACCGGCACCAATCGGCGCATCAACTCCGTAGGCTTGCCCGTGATATGGTGCTTGTCGGCCTGGCTTACCCCAACCCGGATCACGCCATCCCACGGCCCGTTGCCATACCGCTCCAAATCCGTCGTCCCCTTTGTGCCCCACAAAACATACTCGCACTGATGGCGAAAATACGCCGAGTTCGGCGGCCTGGCGGCTTCCGTCTTGTCCCACACCACCACGCCCCGCCATATCCAGCCGCCGGCCTGCAACGCATCGCTCGCCGTGGGCAACTGGCGCCAGTCGGTAAACATCAAAATATAGCCGCCCGGCTTCGTAGCGTGGAGCGCCATATCCAACCACAACGCCATCCACACCAACCACCCACGCTGATCCCGATTGTCTCCCGCAAACTCCGGTCGCATCACACTGGTTCCGGTCTGCGTGTACTTGCTGTTCGTGCTGGCGTTTGTGCGGTCGCCACGCGTAAATCCGCCCGACGAGTACGGCGGATCAGTAATCACCGCGTCAACGCTATCCGGCTCAAGCGTCCGCAACACCTCCAGGCAGTTACCATGATGCAGCGTGTAGTTCAATCTCCAATCTCCAATCTCTCTTCCTCACCACCACACACCCGCCACACCCCGCCGTCGTCGATCAGCGGCACCACCCTGGACAGCTTCTCCAGCATCGCCCGCGCCCCGCGCGGCGTAATCTCCAATCGTTCCGCCAAATGGCGCACCGTCACCGCCTCGCCCTGCGCCAGCAGCCAGGTCGCCCGTGCAATCCGTTCCGTCGGTAGCATATCGCTCAACATGCCCCCTCCCTCACAGCGTCAGCACGCCCCGATTTTCATACACGCTGCGCCCGCCGCTTGGGTCAGCCGTCGCCGCCCGCCCAATCGCCATCACCGCCGCTACAATCCCATCGATGCGCCCGGTCGACTTGGCCTTGTCGGGCTTCACATTCCCGGCCGGGTCTTGCCGCGCCGTCACATTGTCGGCCATCCAGCGCAGCACCGGGTTGCCGCCGTGCGCCAGCCCTCCGGCCAGCACCAATCGCAGCAGCTCCTTCGATGGCCCGCTCAGACTCGCAAACCCCTGCCGCATCTCGATCATATTGATCCCGTCGTCCTGCAACTGGATGCTCAACTGCGTCGCATTCCACGGATCGAACGCCACTTCCCGCACATCGTACCGCGCCGCCAGGTCGTTGATCTGCTGCCGGATGTACGCGTAATCGATCACATTCCCCGGCGTCGCCGTCACCAACCCATGCCGCACCCACGTCGAATACGGCACCCGATCCCGCCGTTCCCGCTCGACCATGTTGTCGGCTGGAATCCAGAAGAAGGGCAGCAGCGTCACCGGCTCCCCTTCGGCGCTTGCCGGAAACGCCAGCACCAACGCCGCAATGTCCGTTGTGCTCGCCAAATCCAATCCACCGTAACACGTTCTACCCGCCAGATCACCGATGGCCGTTGTTCCGCACCCATCCCACGCCCCCATGTCGATCCACCGTGTCTCCTGCTGCGTCCATTGGTTCAGGTACAGCCGCCGGAATGTGTTCTGGTACGCTGGCGACTCAATCGCCGTGGCGCACTCCCTGCGCAGGAACTCCTCGCGCACGCTCACGCCATAATTCGGATTTGCCTTGCGCCAGACCGCCGGGTCTGTCCAATCGTCCTCTTCGCTTGCCGCATAAATCCGCACCAGCCACGACGGGTCAATGACAATCCCCTCAGCGATCCGGCGTGCGTATTCGTGCTGTTCCCAGCAAATCGAGTTACGGTCATAGCCCGCCGTCGTGATCATGATCATCAGCGGTTGCGACCGTTTGC